CCATGAATGGTCTGTACTGCCGCCAGCAACAGAGTTAAAAGTTTTATACTCAATTTCGGCAGTGTGTACCATATACACACGGTCGCCTGTACTCTCTGGCGGTATTCTGGTAAATCTTTTATCTCCAATTGCCATTTATTACTCCTTCGGAACTGTAATTTTGGCCAATTCCGCCCGTACTATATTATAGTTTTTGACGACTTCAAGAGCGTCATAAGAATCTGTTTCTTTACGAAGGCTTGCGTTTACAAACTCGTCAAAGAATTGGATTGCTTTTTCTAAATCTGTCATAAATTACCTATAAAGAAAAGGCGGGGCGGACCCCGCCGTGATTAATAAAATTAAGCCGTATCTGGGTCGTTGTAGTTTCTTTCCAGAGGTGCTGTAATTGTGAAGTTTTGACCAGTACCACTACCGATTGTACCTGTAGTAGTTACGTACTGTGCATTATCTAATCCAAGAGCCACAAGCTGGATAGGTGCGTCTGTTCCGTCTTTACCATCGTTTCTGTTTCCAGTTCCTGTGTAGTCAAAGGTCCACGAAACTGCTCCAGTGTTCTTTGGATAGATGTCAAATGTTACTGTGTCTCCTGCATCTGTGTTCTCAAAGTTCTTATCGCCTGCGATAGTAATAGATGATGCAGTGTTGGTATCAATAAAGTAGAAGCCAATATTATTACCCGTCTTCACGTGCAATACATCTCCTGCTACTGCACCTGTTGTGCCTGCCGAGCCTGTCATATCTGCACTCGTGGTCATTATTTTTGTACCTGAAGTGATAGCACCAATTGCAGTATTTGAAGAGTAAGTTGCAGCATTTGCAAGGTGATAATATCCAGAAATATCTGTACCAGAGTTGTCGTCTACAATTACTGCATTTGCTCCAGGCCATGCGGCTGCACCAACACCTGCTACAGAAGCCGACTGGAAGAACATCCAGTAGCGAGTAGAAGGGTCGTCTTGCAATGTAGTACTGAAAGTAAGTGTACCTGATGCAATTGATGGGAAAGACCGCAAAGTGTTACTATTATCTCGTAGTGCAAAGTTTGCAAGGTTTCCTTGATCAAGGTCATCAATCAAGATACCTTCAGTTCCGCCATTAATCGCGAGAGTTTGTAACTGGTCACCAACGAATACCAACAAGTCTTCTGTAAGTACACCACGACGAGTGCCGGTACCGTCATCATCAATATCAACACCAATGCCTTGACGTAACTTATACTGAGTAATGTTATAGATATCAGAAGGGCTGAGATTTGTTACCGAAGTTGAATCAATCAAGTGAGTAAAGTCAAACGGACCGCCTGTAAGGTCAGTAGTCAACTGAGAAGATGATAGCGAAGCTTGGTCAAACTGCAAACGATAGCCCGTACTTGTCTCAAGAGCAGCTGATTCTGCGTCTGTCTTTGTAATTTTCAGGTCAACTGTTGTTGCCAGCGGGAATCGGTATACTTGGTTAGTAACTGAAAGAGGTGTACCAATCGCATCTGTATCAGAGGATCCAAATGTATAGCCTGTTACGTTCCCGGAAGTGCCAGTAGGCGTAGGACGAATACGTACCACAAGATCTTTGCCTGTTCGGTAATTAAACCCACCGTTGCTCGCATCTCCAAAAATCTTTACAGCTTCGTTTACCGGACCATTATAAGTAAAGTTTGCTTGGGTTGCTTCAAGAGCACTACCTGTGTCATCCTGCCAGAAGTAGTATGCAGTCTGGTCATTTTCAATATTACCGAGGGTAATAACACCCGCCCATGCTTGGCGAGAAGAGCCTGAAGGATCTTTTTCTTCCCATCCACCAGTACGAATGTAAGTCCGTACTGTGTCATTCTTTGGCTTCCAGTCGTTGATAAATTCAAACTGCTCTGCCGTAATTGCTTCCATTGGGAATCGGAAGTTATAGAAATCGTCTGTGTCGTTGTTTTTCCACTGCTCTTTTAAGAACGAGTATAGCGCCTGTAGAGTTACGCCCTCTGCTGCAGTAAAGTTTGAGGAGCCAGAGCCGTTTTGAAACTCTGTCTTTGACATGAGCTCAATTGTGAGATCGTTTTTGTCAATAAAAACTTCTCCGGTAGGCGTAGCCCCGGAACTTGCAGAGGATAATCTCAACAGATCTGGATCTGATACTGTTGCCATTTATTGTCTCATAGCTTGTACAACAAGCTCTGTGCCCCCGTCGGAGCTATTAAGAAGTACTTCGTGTTATATCTTTTACTACTTTTACCTTTCCAAGTAGCAAGGTTTGTACAACTCCGGAGTCATTGACTTGTTGTACGTCGTAATTGTAAGTTTGTGGAGTAATGTTTGTAGTAGTTGCAGCGGCAGCAGTCAAAGTAACTTCACCTGCGCTAGCCGAAGCTCCTGTAGGTGAAACAGTTACTTGAAGTGCGCCAGGGTCTGCGTCATCAACATTATCTTTAAGAGTCCAATAGTATGTATACCCGTTTATATCTACGGGGTTACTACCGGATGTAATAGTTAATTTGAGAGACCAATCGTCTCCCCGAACCAGCGGGTCTAAGTCTTTTGCGGTGTATGCCATAGTCAGTTGGATATATTCTTTGTTCGGGATGAACGATACTCTACTTATGAAAGAATTATATCAGGGCACACCTTCGTTGTCAAGAACTATTTTTCAGTCGTGAGATGCTAACACCATACTGCTGTAGATGTTCGAGCTTTCCCAGATCATAGGCAAGGGAGTAAGCATTAAATCCGCCCGTTTTTACACGAGCCCAGAGGTCGTCTGCATCTTCGTCATGAGACTGTAAAACCCATATTGCATAACACTTACTATCATATTTCTTTTCATAATTTACATCTGTAAAGCCAAGATTTTCCGCTTGGTAGTTTACAGACATCTCTTTCTCAATGATTGCAGGAGAGTGGTACCGCGCAGACCATACGAGATCTCCTTCAGCAAACTCTTCGGTGCAACACTCGTCTGGCAAATAATCTACGGCTCCTTCTTGTTTTTGAGGGACTCCGACTCTTTCGATAATCCCCTTGACAAACGCGGGTGAACGAAAGAGACCGGAGGCGATTTCTGCGATAGAGTCACCGGATAGAAATCGTTCAACTGCTTCCCGTATTTCTGCATTTGTAGCTGCTTTGCCTCGATTCTGCTTTTTACGAAGCTCACGAAAAGAGATTTTATCTTCGTAATCATCAATTATTCTCTGTAGGCGTGTTGTATTGTATGCTATATTCAGCATACTGCATGCTTCCTTCTTTGAAATAGGCTGCTCCCCCTTCAAGAGGGTTATCACTTTCCGTATATTCGATTCTGTTAAGTTCTCGTGATCTTTCTTCTTTAACCTTGCCATATATTCTATCCCAGTTGTCTTCAAAAACTTTACGCTCTACTTCTGCTCGTCTGCGTCTACTGCCCTTGCTCACGTGGATCATCTCCTATCATCATGCGGAGGTACCAGATCGCCTTCTGTACATCCTGCTTTTTATTCTGTTTGTTTCTACAGCGCCAGATATATTTGAACGCATTCAGATGGCAATATTCCTCAAAACCTTCTTCTGAAGTAATCTGCTTCATTGCATCAATACATTCTACATCATCGCGCTTATAATGTGCAGGACTATTTACAGGATCGTGTACTACACGCGCAGGACTTCTATAACTTAATCCTTCTCCGTTTTCTCCTGATCTAGTCCAGCCTTCTGATAAATTGCTCATAATATTTCCTTATCTATTAAACTCGAGTGATACGCGAGTCGTATGAAGCGAGCTCCGGTACCCACCAATCGGGGACTGGTCTGTGGCTCCAAGATGCGAAGGTAGCTTTATCCAAGTGATAGTACATCCTGTAGCTACCAATAGGGTCATCATAGTCCTTGAGCTCATCTGGCATAGCCAGTCCGAACGTAGTAAATCCACGCCGTTCCATATTTTTCGGCTCTGGAAGTCTGTTGATGACTTGCCAAAAGGATTTATGCTCCTTTCCATATCTGTATCTGTATTCCTCTGCTAGTGCGTGTGAGTAGCACCAAGTCCATTCGTAGTTGTCTAACGAAGATCGTGTCCAAATTGTGCTTGGATGATTATACATCATGCCGAGGTAGGGAGTAAGATTGCGCTCTTCGGGTTTGAGAGGCTTTTCAATCTTTTTGTATTCATTCAATACTGCACTCTCTTCTTTGTTGAGTGCACGAGGCACGAAACCAAGAAGCTCGTCAACCCAGATTGCTGTGCATAGCAACTGGGCAGCTTCAAGTATCATCTTGTTTACGTGCTTGTCTACGTGTGCTTCTGCACACTTGTCTAAATCTTCGTCAAGGTAAAATAAGTTCATGGTGTAATTATACCTCGTGTAGTTGTAAAAGTCAAGATCTATTTTGTCCAGATGCCGTCTTTATTTATTCGTAGATGTAAAAAGTATCCCATATCAGTGAGAAACTGAATAATTTCGTGTGTATTTTGGTGCATTTCTATCAAAATCACAGGAGAATATCTTCGAAGTATCTCTTCTGAGCCTCGAAGTACGGGCATTTCGTAGCCTTGTACATCTATTTTAATTAGATCAATATCCATTGAAGTATCGTGTAGAATTGCATCCAACGGCAGAAACTTATTTGAAACCGTAGTGACCCCGCTCTGATTTTGAAAATCTACAATAGACCAAGCTCCTGAGTTGTTGCTGGAGCTTAGCAAAGATATTTCAAGCTCTTCTACTCTATCGCTAATACCACAACAGTGTGCAGTTACATTTCCTATGTTTTGAGTATTTTCAAAAAGACACTCCCAGTTACTTACTACAGGCTCAAATGCATGTACCTCGGAAAATACTTGAGCTAATCTTACGGTTTGTAGCCCAATATTTGCACCTATATCAACTGCGACAGTGTTTCCTGCAATTTTTATTGCTTCTTGCAGTATGAAATCCTGATAATTATTTACAGGATAATTTTGTAACCAACCTGTGAAGTGTTTTTCGTAATCAGGAAGAGCCCACCCCTTATGGTATATCATAGCGACGGAATAATCATTTTCTTCTTGCTTGGTGGCCTACTAGGTCTTCCTTGACCAATTGCTCTAGGCACAGCTCTACCTCCTGTACCGTCTCTACTTGGCCAATGCAAATGGTTTCCCTCTTCTTCAAAAGCAAGCATCTGTTTTCCATTAGAGTCATGGCTTGGCATGTAAAGTGTTTTAAATACTACTTCGCACATTTGAAAGTACCGCTGAACTGCTTCATGCCCTTCCTCTTTATGCGGCCAGAAAAATAACTGCTTGTAAACTGCTTGATCAAACTTACAAACCCATACTTTTTCATTCTTCTGCCACTTTACGGGCATTTCCATAGCTACACGAAGCCTCTGACTACCGCAGATAGGATACCAGCTATTTAAAACAAGAAAAGGACTCTCAAACCCATTCTTCTTTACGCTTTCGAGAAGCCCGGGATTGAGAGGAACTTTTTGAATATTCTTTTTGTTTTCAGGGCTGGCATTTAGAAGAAAGTGAATGCTTCTTTTATACCAGCGGTGGGAAGGCCAATCAGACATTAATTCTTCTGCCTGATTATAGGGAATACGGGCGAATAACGCCATGATTAGTTACCTCGGATTTGTTGTAAAATATACTCTGGGTTGGTATACATATAAGGGTCGTCTTTGCAGTTATCTTCACGACCTTCTTCGATAAACCAGTCTTCAATGCTGCCATTGTCTACAATGCAAGCGTAGCGCCATGAACGACGGCCAAAGCCAAGATTGTCTTTGTCTACCATCATGTTCATAGCTTCTGTAAACTTACCACTGCCGTCAGGAATTACAATAACATTCTCAAGATTGTTTGCTCTGCCCCAAGCATTGCATACAAACGCATCGTTTACAGTAAAGCAAAAGATTTCATCAATGCCTTCGTCATAAAACTCAGGAGCAAGCTGTTCAAAGCTAGGTAGTTGGTAGGTAGAGCAGGTTGGCGTGAAAGCGCCTGGTAATGCGAAAAATAACACTCGCTGTCCCGCAAATAAATCCCATGTATTTACGTTAAGCCAGTAAAACTCTTCTGTTTCTTCATTGTAGCCTCTTGTTTGAAATGTTACCGAAGGTACCATTTCTGGTAGTGCTCTCCAGTATCCTTGTTCTTCATATTGTGCACGTTCGTGCGACGAGCAATAAATTGCCATTACTATACATTCTCCAGTCTAGTCATTAATCTCTCAGCCCGATTGGTTACTTGCTTATACCACAGGCTGTCTCTTCCTTCAACTGCTGCTCGTGCCCAATCATTTGCATCAAGCGCAGCTCTAAAATTCTTAAATTTTGCAAGTCGAGTGCGTCCCATATTGAACATCATATTGACAAGTACTTCCTGAACTTCTTCAGGCCATATATCAAATTTTGCTAAATACAGAGCGACGCACTCCTTGTGAGCAGTATTGAGATCAGCTTCAAAGGCTTCCCAAACTCGCTCTTCAGAAACAGTAGTACCGACTTCACATCCATACTCAGGATCATCTTTCACAATTAAGTGACCGACTCCAAAAGTAGGGTATCCAAGGTGGTCTTTGTATATCTCATACTTTACACCTTCATCAATACATAGTTGGTCAAATACTCTCTGTTTGTTCATTTTACTTTTCCTTGGTTTCGTTAGACGTCCGTACAAACCGCCACACATCTTCCTTTTCATCGTACTCATGTATTAGATATGCTCCTGATAAAC